AGAAATGCAAAACCCGCATTTTCTGCGGTGCACCTTTCGATTTCACAATAATTGTGAGGAAATTTTACCTTTCACTTATTCGTGTTATGCAACGTAATATGAATGTTTTTGAGTGTGCCATTGGAATTTCAGCTCAGTGTAAACAGTGGGACGAATTGTACCAGAGCTTAACCAGCTTTGGTACTGAGCGTATTATTGCTGGGGATTATAGTTCTTTCGATAAGACTATGCCTCCAGATGTTATGCTTGAATCGTTTCGTGTTTTAATTGAGCTCGCCCGTTTAGGTGGGTACTCTGACAGTGATCTGCGTGTTATGCAGGGCATTGCAGAGGATATAAGTTTTCCTACTGTCATGTTCTTTGGAGAATTGTACCAATTTTTTGGCACTAATCCTTCAGGACATCCTCTGACAGTAGTTATAAACTCTATCGCAAATTCCATTTATATGCGTTATGCATACTTGGAATTACATCCCACCAATGATGTCACACAATTTCAGAAGCATGTAGCATTGAGAACATATGGTGATGACAACATCATGGGTGTCTCAGAAGAGGCTCCTTGGTTTAATCATTTAACCATTCAACTCAAGCTTGCTACTCTTGACATTGTGTACACCACGGCCGATAAATCTGCTGTGGTCTCACCCTATATTTCTATATCAGAGGCAACTTTTCTTAAAAGATCTTTTGTCTATGATGACAATTTAGGATATATGGTGGGGCCGCTTGATCATGACTCCTTTTGCAAAATGTTGACTGTATGCATACCATCTAAGTGTGTATTGCGGGAAGTCCATGCAATAGAGGTCATGAAAACTGCTCTGAATGAGTATTTCTTCTATGGAGAGGAGATTTTTCGGGAAAGGTTTAAAATTTTCCAGCATTTAATGAAACTTTTGAAGCTGGAGGAATACCTTATGCCCGGGGACCAACTCCCCACATATGAGATACTTACAGAACGGTACCATAGCGCGAACAAGGAATTGGATCGCGTTAGGAAGCTAGGAACGTTAACAATTCAGGGAGGTATGGACGAAGTTGTTCAGATGCCTGATATTATACGTTTCTGGGAGGCGGAG